TTTATTTGACTATGACCAGCCAGAATGGGAAGAATTCGCAGTAGCCAAAAAAGACTGGTGGTTGCATAATAACCAGCACCGCACACAATCAAACAACAGTTTAGTATTTAAAAAGAAACCACTAAAAGCCGACTTAGAACGCATCTTTGGGATGATGACTGAAGCCGGTGGTAGTGAACCAGGATTTATCAATGAAGTTGAAGCACTCAGACGCGCTCCGTGGTTTAAGGGAGCCAATCCATGCGTTGAAATCTTACTCGGTAATAAGGCTTTCTGTAACCTTACCGAAACTGACATTGCCAAGTTCAAAGGCGACACTGCCGGTTTGCACAACGCTATACGACTGGCAGCTCGTGCCAACTACCGACAAACGTGTGTTAACCTTCAGGACGGCATTCTTCAAGAGTCTTGGCACCTTAACAACTATTTCTTACGACTTTGCGGTGTAGGCCTAACTGGTATTGCAATGCGTCCTGACATGGGCAGCTATGACTATGAATACTTAAAGCGTACTGCCACATCGGCTGCTGTGGGTATGAGCTTGGAACTGGGTTTACCTGCTCCCAAGAACGTAACTTGTATCAAGCCTTCAGGCACTCTCAGCAAGATCATGGATACAACTGAGGGTGTACACAAACCACTAGGAAAGTACATTTTCAACAATGTTCAGTTTAGCAAACATGACCCGGTGGTTGAAAAGCTACGTCAAGCGGGTTACCGTGTTATTAATCATCCTGTTGATGATTCTGGAGTTCTTGTTACGTTCCCAGTAATGTGGGACGGAGTTCCATTTGATAAAGTTGAGGGTAAAGAAGTTAATATCGAATCAGCTGTGGTACAGTTGGAGCGTTATAAGCTGTTACAGACTAGCTGGAATCAACAAAACACATCGGTAACTATTAGTTATGATCCTAGTGAAATTCCTGCAATCATTGACTGGCTGCTAGACAACTGGGATTGTTATGTGGGCGTGAGTTTTATCTATCGCACAGACCCTACTAAAACTGCCAAAGACCTTGGATACTTATATCTTCCACAAGAAGTTGTAGACGAACAAACATACCGTGAGTATGTTGCCACAGTTGGTGAAGTTGACTTAAACAACACCAACAGTTTTGACGAAATCACCGATGCCGAGTGCGCAACTGGTGCTTGCCCAATTAAATAAACTAACCAACCATAAACATGAACGATATTAAAATCAACCTTTCAGACCTGTCTGTTGACGAAGTTAATGCTATCCTAGCCGGACTGCAAGAACTGCCTGCTAAAATCTGCAATCCGCTATCTCAAAAAGTTCGCGCACAAGCAGAAGCCCAGTTGCCACAACCAGCACCACAGCCAGCAGCCGAATAAATAGGCAAAGAAAAAGCCCCCGCATCAGAAGATTCGGGGGCTTTTTTGTCGTCAAATTTTTGTAGGGTGCGCCAGTGCACTTGCCCAAAAATATCCTGCATAATTTCTTATTACCGTGCATTTTTGCTCCTGGAACCCTAAAAGTTGTGTTGCACTACATACCATTTTGTTGTATAATTATATCAGTTCTTAAATTTTAGGAACTGCGCAGTGATACGCAGTATCATATCTATCCACAACACAGAAATTTATTTATATGGATGATAACACAACTGGCGTACCTGTTTCCCCGGCTGCAACCGAGGAAGTTATGGAAGCGCTTAAAAAACAAGCTAGTTTTGCTGACCAATATTACAAGCAACTAGTATCTCAAGCAAAAGAAACTTTAAAGGAGCCTAAAATGGCAGAAGTAATGACACCCGGTATGATTATGGGTATGGGCGGTAGCAATGATGGTGGTTTCGGCGGAGGCGGTTTAATCGGCGGTCTTATCCTAGGAAGCCTACTACGCAACAACGGTAACTTACTAGGTGGAGAAGGCGGTGGAGCAGCACTAGGTGCCACACTACGTAACCCACCAGAACAAAACCAAGCTAACATGAGCCTAATGCAAAGCATTGGCGCTGTTGACAAAGCAGTAGCTGTATCAACAGCAGCAATGGAAGCCTCACAAGCTAACCAAACTATTGGTATTAATGCAGCACTAAATGCAGTTACTCAAGGATTGTCTCTACGTATTGACAACGTAAAAGACGTAGTTAACACAAACGCAGTTGCACTAATGCAAGGTCAGGCAGCTATTAACCAGAACGTAATGGAAAACCGTTATGAACTAAGCAAGGATATTAGTGCTGATGGTGAAAAGACTCGTGCACTGATTACTCAGCAATACGAATTAAACCTACAGCGTCAACTAGCTGATGCTAATGCAGCTATTATTGAGCTACGTAGCCGTGAGTTTAGTGGCGCTGCTGCACGTGGTGTTGAGGTTACAACAACCAACAACATCAACCAGATGCAACAACAGCAACAAACTCAAGCTCAGTATGGCCAATTGGCCAACTTGATCTGGAGCTTAGGTCAGAGCATTCGCAGCGAAAATGCTGCAATCAACGTTGGAAGCGGAACACAAACTGCTAACCCAAGCAACACAAATACTAACATTCGTTAATATTGCTAGCCCCCGCAGCCACAAGCCGTGGGGGCTTTTTTGTTAAGGAACTAACATGCAATATCAAACAATGCCATTTGGCTGGAGTATGCCACCGTACTTGCCGCTTCCTCCAACAATTGATGACCGTGACTTGTTTATAAACAGTGTGGTAAACGGCGGCCCAGGTACGCCTGGACCAGAAGGGCCCGCAGGTCCGCCAGGGCCGGCAGGTGTAGGAGTTGCCGGAGCAGAAGTAACTGATAATCCAGGGGACTTACTATTACTGCTAACTGATGGTACAATAGTGAATGCAGGCCCTGTAATAGGGCCACCTGGACCACCTGGACCACCTGGACCACCTGGACCACCTGGACCTGGCAAAGGCTGTGTGTGCAATACTGTGACTATTACCGAAGACTATTGTGCTAGTGAAACCGATTGCTATATTGGTGCACAGCTAAAAGATAAAGCAACGGTTACACTGCTCAACTCAGTACCTCCAGGTACCAAACACACAATCAAATTAGAATTTGGAGCACCTGTTGGTAATCGAAAATTAACGGTACAGCCAGAAGCACCAGCACTAATAAATGGTGTTACCGCAATTACAATGACGACTCCTTATGAGTCACTTAATGTAATTTACAACAACAACAACTGGTGGACAATATAAGGAATAATATGGAAGACCTAAAACTGGCACTTAAAAGTGCTTTTGCAACAACTTATGCGTTCTTAGTCAAAGCTGAAAACTTTCACTGGAACGTAACAGGCCCCGACTTTTTGCAGTATCATGAACTGTTTGGAAAAATTTATGATGAGGTAGATGATGAGCTTGACGATTTTGCTGAGCGTGTTCGCGCTTTGCGCTGCTGGGTGCCTGCTAGCTTTTCACAACTTGCAGAACACTCAACGATTGCTGACACTTTGGAAGTGCTACCAAAAAATGAAATGTTGCGCACGCTATACGTTGACAACGGAAAAGTACACGAAGAACTCATAAAGGCTTATGCGCTAGCTGAGCAGTATGGTGAGCATGGATTAAGTGCTTTTTTAAGTGAGCGTATTGATGCACATCGCAAACATGGCTGGATGCTTTACTCAAGCATGGCTGTTTAAACAAAAGCCCGCAACTATTGCTAGTTGCGGGCTTTTTTATTGTGTGTCCTCTAGACTATCTTCGTCGTCAACGTCATCATAGTCAATTATACCTTCAGGTGCTAGCTCACTAAATACCAGTACTAATATATCACGATAAGGTTGTTCGACCAAATGTAAGTCTAACAAGTAAGTGTCTAAGTGATTGTTGCGTAGCAGTTGTGCATGATACATAAACTGACCGAAAGCATCTAAGCTTTCGGAAATATTTTCGTTAGCGTAGTTTTCTATGGTTTGTGCTGCTGCCATTAGCATCATGTGTGGAATCTGCGATTTTGTAACTGTTACCAAGCGCAATGCTTTGGCTTCACGTGCACGCATAATTTGATTACGCTTGCTAGTACTCCACGAGTATCCACCATCACCACCCCACAAGTCCCAGGCTACTCGACCTTTGCTTGGAAAACCTTCTTCACCACTGCGAAATCCTGTTGCTTTTTTATCAGGTTCATGACGGCTAAAAAAGCTGTACATGCGTAAGACAACACTTTCCGAAAGTGGTTCACGATCTTTGAGTTGATTAGCTCTGGCCAAACCAACTAGCGTACCGCCAGGCTCGCCGTCTGCTTTCCACTTTAAGGCACGTTTAGCGGCAGTTGCCATGCCGGTTGTTGGTTTGTATGTTTTTGCCATATTTATCTATAAGCCATAATAATTTGTTTACACATCTTTGAACGAACAATGTCTTCGTCAAGAAATTCTACCACTTCGATACCTTCAATACCATCTAGGCGCTCTACGGCATCAATTAAACCAGAAGCGTCGCCTATGTCGCTTTGACATTCGTCGCCTGAAAAGATCATTTTGCAGTTCTTGCCAATGCGTGAAAGCAACATTTTCATTTCTTCACGAGTGCAATTTTGTGCCTCATCTACAAGCACAATGCAGTTGTCAAATGTAGTGCCGCGTAAGAATCCTAGTGGAGTAGGGTCAATGTTTTTGGCCTTTAAACAATACTCATAAAAGCCTTTGCCTAGGGCACGAGTAAAGATTGCGTCAAAAGGCAGCAAGTATGGTGCGTATTTTTCTTCTAGTGTACCGGGTAGGAAGCCTAGGCCCCTGCCGGTTTCAATATTTGGACGGGTTAAGATAACCTTGTCTACGCGTTTATAGTACAACTCTCTAGCAGCATAGTTGGCTGCAATAAAAGTTTTACCAGTGCCTGCACTACCTATTCCAAATATAACGTCATTGTTCTCAATTGCATCTAAGTATTCACCTTGTACAAAGTTTAGTGGTTGAACTTCTTTAAAGGTGTAGTTGCGTTGAGGCTGAGGCTCTTCAAAGCCTTCGTGCTTACTTTGACGCAGTCTAGACTTTTCTGCCTGTGTGGGGCGCTCACTAGACTTTTTTGCTGGAAAGGTGCGATGGGATTTACCACTATTTCTTGCCATGTACTTCCTTGTTGGTTGATAAAAATCCTGGGTAACGCATTATTTTACCACAGGATTTGTACTGTGTCAATTAAAAAATTATTTACCCTGCTTTTCTGGCACTTTTGTACCTTCTAGCTTTTTATGAACTTTTACTTCTTTGCACACTTCTTTGGGCTTTTTGGTTTTGGCATCGACCTGCTCAACACATACCCGCTTGGTTTCAGCGGTGGCAAAAACTGCTGCTGGCGCCAATAAGCTTAAAACTAATGCAAGTGTAATCAGTGGTTGTTTCATTTAAATCTCCGGTTGAGGTGCAAGCTGTGGAGCTGGCTTGCCGTTTATAAATCTGATCTCGGCTGTGGCTGTGCCGTTGAATCCTTGCGTGGTACTTAAACCTGGACTAAATGTTGGTTCTTGTTTTGGTACGTAACTGGTTTTGGCTGCTGCAGCTGCGTTTTCTTGCGCTTGCTTCATTAGTGCTAAACTGGCATCTACTTCTTCTTTTGATCCACCTGCTAGCATAATACCACTTAGTGTACCAGTTAAAAACGTAGCAATTGGCACAATTAGTTCAAAAAACTTCTGATCAATTGGGCTGATAGCATTTAGTGGCTGTGTTACAAAGATTAAGCTGTATAACACAACAAACACAATTCCTGTTAGGGTAAGTGCTAGACATACCCCAATAAAGAATTTTAAACGAGCCATTAGCTGCTCGTCACTGTATAAAAATTGATTACTTTGCACAAGTGGCTCCTGAGGTTGGGGTTGGTGCTGCGGGCGTACCAGTGGCTTGTGGGTCAATGCGCGGATCGCGCTGGCCTTTAAATACATGGTCTGGACAAGTACGTGTTACATCACAGAGTGGTCGCTTGCATTGAGCTGTTTCCCAATTTGCAGGATTCTGGCAAGGATAACGAAAACGATCGCCACCAAAAAATGCCAGTGTAACTGGTAGTAGTACAAGTATTCCCAGCCACTTAAATAATTTAAGGTCTGTGTTCATTTTATTTTCCTGCTAGCGGGTTATCAATGGCTTTTTGTATTTTGCTGTCCACTTCTTTTTTCAGTGTTTCAACTTCACGTGAAATTTCACGGCGAGCAGTTGCCATTTCACGACGAATTGCATCAACTTCACTTTTTGCCTTGTCCAAGTCTTCGCGAACATCTTTGCGTGCTTGACGCATTTCGGACTCGGTTTCACGCTGTGCTTGCTTTACACTGCGCTCAACTTGTTCAGTTACTGACTCATTGCGGCGAATATCTTGTTTTAGGTCAGTTTTTATATCACGAGTATAGTCTGTTGTTTTTGAGGAGTTTTCTTCAATAACAGCCAGGCGCTTGTCAAACTGTGACAAGTCAGGACTAACATATTCGGCTATTTTCTTTTTCATGCCTTGGTAGTCTTTGTAGACTTCAAAAGCTCCATAAAGACCGCCCAGCAGCGAGCTTACCAGTGTAAAGGCTACCATTAGTTTAGCTGGTGTAAACTCATAGCCACCAATACTAATAACAGTGTCTTTGCTGGCGTATTTTTTGGTAGCAGATTCTAGCTCATCTACTTTTTTGTTTATATCTGTGGACATAATATCCTTTATTTGTTAACCACGTTCTCAAACTTTAGTGCTCGCAAGTTTTGCAACTCGCGTTCTAACTTTTGAACTTCCATACGCTTCTTTTTTAACTCTAACTGATATAGTTCGTTACAGTCTAGGCGAGTTTTGGGTGCACCTATTGGTATTGTAATTCTACCATATACACCAACATCACGTTGTTGCATATTTAAATCGGTTGTTACTGTTGTAGGCGCTCGGTTAATAACACCTATTACACCAAATTCCAAGTTTGTGGCACTGCCTATTGCCATAGAACAGTCCAGGCCGTCAGCACGAAAACTATCGGATTGATAGCTGCCTGTTGCACCTGGTAGTGCTAGGTTAAGTGAGTTATTTTGAGCAAACGCAGGCACCCACAAACCAAAGAGTAGTGCACAACATACTAATCTAAGCATTATTTAACCTTAGAACATATTTTTGATGAAATCACTGTGTCCTTTGCGTCTTGTTTACGCATTCTAGACTCAGTGCAGATATAGACTATGCGAGATAAATCTTGGGCTTTAATGTACACGTTCACAGGTTTTGTTTCAAGATACCGGATGCCTATCAACTTGTTTTCAGTAGCAAAAGGCAATGGTTTCCAATCTGCGTCATAAACATCTAGTTCATAGTACTCAACGTCTTGGCGTTTGTTAAAAAGTTCCATTCGAGTACTAAGTACTCCGTCTACAAAAGAAACACCAAACTTAGGGTAGGTAGGTGTAAATTGGTGTGCCATAACAGGCACACCAAGCAAGCATAGGCTAAATACTAGGCTCTTTACTAGTTTGTGCATAGGTTATAGTGCAATACATTGTGCTAACACAACTGATTTGTATTCGCCCATTGGAAATGATTTGCCAAAACCATATTCAGCTTTTGAAGTAGCAGAAAACCAAACAGTGCCTTGTACTGTTAAGTTAATCTCAGTCATGTTACCGTTGTACACACGTTTGGATGTTGTATAAGCAGACATAGCAGCATTTGTAACTTTACTTACATCAACATTGCTAGACCAGGTTACTGAGTCTGCTAACGTAGGAGAAGTAGTAAAGTTATCTGGTGTAGTAATAACTGCTTTGTAGTAGCCTGCTTGAATTACGTCATAACGTACAACAGCAGGTCGGCCGCCGTCAGCGGCAAATGTACTAAGTACTTCTGGTGTTGGGTTACCGTAAATACCTGGAGTATCTACGTTAATAATACATTTTGAGGTAACCACTCCACGAATAGGTACTTCAGTTGCACCAGCAGTAAAACCCAGTGTTAGTGCAGCTGCCAGGATAAGTTTTTTAATCATGTTAATTCCTTACTTTTTAATCATATACTGCAAATCAACTAGTTGATTGTGCAGACGTTGTTGGCTCAGGTTAAGTCTACGACTATTACTGCTATCTGGTAACTTTTTATCTGCGTACTCGAGTACGTCTTTGTACACGCCTCCAGGTATTTGCTGGCTATACGCCCTAATACCTGGTATGTTATTTAAAGCTAACAAGGACTGAGCCAATCCTGTAGCTTGTGCTGTTAACAGCGCATTACGAGCTGTGTTGGTTGATTTTGCAGTTAAGCCTGTGTTGGCATTGGCCAACATAAACTTTTCTGAGTTTTCTTGTTGTTGTGGATCTGGTACATACTGTTTGGTTTGGTAGCCTTGCACAACAAACTCGTCTTCACTGTAGCCAAATGTGCTAGGTGACTTGTAGTTGGGACAAGCTGGGTCTGTGACAACTTGAGCACTGCAAGTATCGTAAGTATAGCTGTAGAATACGCTGTAGTCAACAACCCTGCCTGTTCCACTGGTGGCAATCTCACCAGGACCCCACTGTTTTCCAGGTATGTTAGCTACCGGCACAGTTTTTGTTATAGTATTGCCTGGCAAGCCTGTCCAATCATCTTGACTTCTGAAAACATAGCCAGTGCCGGTTGCAGACAAGTTTTGCACACCTACCACAAAACTGTCTTGGGTTTGTTTTTGTGCAGTATACTGATAGTTAACTGCATTAACGGACAGGCCTGTGTACTTTGGAAGTATGTTGTTCATGGTCCAGGCCAGCCCACTGGCTGCAGCATTTGGGGTTTGGCCTCGTACTACTTCAGAGTAAGAGTAAGAGCAGCAAACTAAGAATAGCACCGCCGCCAAAAAGTGTTTTAGTTTCACTGCTTAGTTCCTTGGATTTTTTGGTACGATCAGGTTGTTCCGACTCATTGGCTTTCCAAGCCGCCTTAGCCTCGGCACCGATTGTTCCGTCATATGGACAAGGTGTGCCGGCTTGCATCATGGCATCAAACACACGTCGATCTTGACACAGTGCGCTAACAGCAGCTACTTTCATACCCATGTCGTATAGTGTTTTGGATAGCTTTAGTCGTTCACAGTTCATGTCACGAACAGTACTGCCAGCACTAATACCCAGGATCTGAGTTTGTACAGCACCAGCAACGCCCACTGTACACAAGTCCGTGTTAGAGGTATTTATTGTAGGTGATATTGCCGACGCTGGTGGTGACTTAACTGTTGTGGTAGCATCAGATTTAGTAGTTACTAAACTATTAGTAACTAGTTGATTATTGGTTTCAGTAGTTGGTTGTGTTACCAACTGCTGTGCATTAGTTAAACCAACTTGTAATGCGAGCACAAGTGGTAACAAATATTTAGAAAGCTGCAACTTAGGCTCCTAGCACATGTAGTGCATGGTTATAGTGTTTGATGCGGTCGTCTAGGCCAATAGTGCCGCCGTTGATACGCTTGGTTAGTGTAAGGATATCGCCTTTGTCGGCCCACTGATTGAGTTTGTTTGTTTCCCAAAACCAGCAAGCACTTTGCGCAGCACCTTCAAATGTTTCCAAGTACTCGGCCGCTTCCTCTACACTAATTTCCAGCGATGCTGCAAACCAAGTGTAGTTGTCTTTGCCGGTTAGCTGAATTAAGCCCTTGCCTGCAAAGCGATATCCGTCACCAGATTCTGGTGGTCCATTGCCCATGCGGTTTGCATATACCAGGTTAGCAATTGCCTGCTGCTTGTTGGGCATTGCGGCATACTGCTGTGCTAGTTCATCTGTGGGAAAATACTTGGGGAAAATCTTACGCAGTGTTTGCCAACGATAGTTTAAATTTTCGCGCAGTGCGGTAAAGTTCCCGGACTCGTGTGCACACTGTGCAACAAAAGCAGCAATACGTTGTGGCGTATTGATCTCGTAGTCTGGTAGTAGCTGTGCAAGGGCACCGTGCCATTGTTTGACATACGGATTACGTGGAATAAGTTGCTGCAGTTGCTGTAGCGTTAGTTCAGTCATTTCAATCCTTTGTGTATAACTTGCTGCTCGGTGTACCAACGCTGCCAAGCTTCTAGTTTAATAGCACACGTATAGTACTCTGTGTAATTTTTTACCACAGTGTTGGCAACATCAGACAGCTTGGCATCAGGCTGTAATTTTTCCAGCAGCGGGCAAGGTTGTTGTGCTAACACACCTGGTGGTTCTGGCCATGATTGTGTAACAGGCACCACAGTTGTACACCCTGCTAGTAATATGGTAGTTAGTAGTAAACCTAATTTCATGGCGGTGTTTCTGCTGCACGATTGTGTGCATTAATAAATTCTGGTGGTATTGTGCAACCGGCGTTGTGTTTGACGACTTCGCGTGTGATGTATTCCACAGTGGCTTCGCCTCGTTGCTTGACAACTTGAGTTTTGGTAACTACGCGTTCTTTTATAACTTCATTTACCACCTGCGACTTTGCTTCGGCTATGGCAACTTTGGCTTGTAATTCTTGAGCCGCCTGCTGCCATACGCCATTGGCGTATAAGAGTCCTAGTATAAAAATTACTACAGCTACCGTCGTACCGCCTGCAATTTTAATTGGCAATTGGTAAGTTTTTAGTGGAATTAAGTGTGATAAAAAATAGCTGAATAAACCAGCTGTTAATAACACCCACCAGATCCAATTTGGAAAAATTTCTAGTATCCAAAACATGTGTTTTTAAATTATTGTGGTTGCACGGGCCACACCACTGTTTGTGGAAAAGTTGACTGCTTGGTTATATCACGCAGTGCTTGTCGATAAGTAACCCACTCTTGTAAGTTAGGTAAGTTTACGTCAGGTAGCTGTGTCCAGTCAGATTCTTTTAATCTATAGTTTCTAACAATCTTTAACATATCTGCAAGAGATAGTGTAGTAGCTTGCCCCATTTCTAGGACCTTACGTATTTCTGCTTGTTCTGGTTTTGTGATTTGCATAGGAATTCCTTAGAGTTTGAGGTATGGATAAAATGTGCTGGCACCAGCAGCAATAGGCACTAAATTAGGGACTTGCCGTAATTCCGGGTCTGTTAAAATAGGTACGCCTTCTAAAGCTATTTTTGCCGCAGCTACGGTACCATTAAAATAAAACGTATTAAATCCAACAATAAACCTGTAATATAAGTATGCTGTTGTATTAGTAACAGTAATAGGGGTTGCTGTACCTTGTTGTGGCAAAAATGTAGTTTCAGGACGGTTCCAAATAGTTGCATAGGCAAGACCATCATTGGAGCCTTGAAACTGAATATTACCAAAATCATACGACGAATTTTGAGAAGATACTGCAAACTTGTTAATTACAACAGGTCTGTGAAACTTGTACCCCCAAATAGATGTTGCATAATTTTGTGCACCCTGCCAGTAATAACTAGGACCATCTAGTAGCAAACCACTACCTGCGGGATAGAACACTGAGTTTATAGTATTAGGGAATAATCCAGTAACATCAGTGGAAGCAAAAGATTGTCCCGGACCATATCCATAATTTGTTCCACCACCTTGCATAATTGAAAAATTTCCAATACCGCCAGCAAATCCAGGAAATTCAGGTAAGTTTTGTAACTCAGGATACTGTTCTGTTGATAAAATGTTTCCATTACATGCCACCCAACCATCGGGTGCAGTTGGTTGAACTAGCCACTGTACTCTGTTAGCTAAGCCCAGTGAGCTTCCAGGAAGTCCTTTTATACCAACAAATGCTGAAGATAATTCAGACCAAGGCAAACCTTGGTGGCCTAATTTTAGATTTCGTGTGGTAGTATCATAGGCAATTTCTCCAGACGCTAGCACAGGATTTTGAGCTGCCCACTGTGTAGTCGTACCTCTTTTTAAGTATACAGATGTAGCCATTTTAAGTCTTTATGTATGGGTATAGGCTGGTTAAGCCAGCGGGCTGTGTAGGAAGTGTGGGTAGTATCTTGGACCCCACAGGAGCAGTTACAGTTTGTTTAAAAAGTATTCGTGTGATACCAATGTCTACAGGATAACCTTGTGTGTGTGCAACAATTAATGTGTAAGTTTGTCTTGCCAGTGTATTATTTAAACTATACCAGTTAGGGATAAAAGCATTGCCGCTATACGTAGTTACTCCGCCCACTGCCAAAAACAAGCTATTTGGTGCAGTTTCTGCAATTATATCCGTGCCGCTCACTAGCTTCCAATAAGTTGGTGCAATCCCGTAACCTAAGTTCAATATTGTTAAGTCTGACAGTACAACAGGTTGAGCAAAACTAAAATTAAATGCGGTAATTTGCTCTCCGGACATAGTCTGATTACTTAAATACTCTCCTGTTCCAAATACGTCGCTATCCACATACGGATCGAATAGTGTAAGGCCGGGTGCCCAGCTAAACCCATAAGCACCCTCTGTATTTATACTTGTAGGAGCTACTAATAAGTTGCTACTACTTGCAAGTAGAGCGGACAATTCTGGGTATGCTGTAGAAGAAATAGTGCTACCATCTGTGCGTAACCATCCGGCGGGGGCTGTGGCTGTTGGAAAATATGCCAGTGTTCCTGCAATACTATTAGGCGCACCATTACGTCCTGCAGGTCCAATAGTGCCTGAGTAGGGTAGTAAGTTCCATGGAGTACTACCATCACCAATTTTTATTCTACGAGTGTTTGTTTCTGCTGCTAGTTCACTGGATTTTAACACAGGATTTTCTGCAGTCCAGCCGCTGGCAGTGTCTCGTCTTAGTTGTATATTGATTGGCATAATTTAGCTCTTTATATATGGGTAAAACGTTGTATTATTGGAACTAATTGGACTTAAAGCAGGCAAAACTAGCAGTGTATTATCTGGGCCAATAACGGTACCGCCCATGGCTGCTTCCGTTAATTCAACACTTTCATAACCGTAATTAGATTGAGTAAAAACCCATCTATAGTACAGGTATGTGGTAGTATTGGTAAAAGAATAGTTAGCCATACCGCTGGTAGTTATAGCTCCACCATAAATTGTGTTGTTTATAGTTCTTGTAGTACCATTATCAACTGTGTGCAATACCGTCCAATTGGTGTTATCATTAGACCCTTGAAATGTCCAAACGGTAGGGCTCCAGTCACCGTCTGAATTATCTGCTAACCAGTAAGTATTGATAACTGTTGGTATTGGAAAAGCGAACTTTAACCAGTGCCCATCATTGTTAAACGGGTTGTACTGGCTTCGCCAACCATTACGGGGATAAGTAGTGCCCACAGATAAACCATCGTCAACGTTTGTTACACTAGCCCAACTATCTGTGCTGATTACACTGCTTGCAGAAACCACGATACCTTGCAAGGTACCCGGGCCATATTGTGCCCCTACGCCTCCACTAAATCCAGGTTTGGGAGGCAACACTGGCTGTAGTGCGGGAAATGTTGCTGCTGATACGAAACTTCCGTTACAAGACAACCATCCAGCAGGAGCTGTGGCTGTTGGTGCATAAGTTATTGCACCAGTGGTTTCTGGAACAGTAGAAGCTGTGCCGGTGGGGCCCTGATCTCCAGCATACGGTAAGTTTTTCCAGTTAGAGGTACCTGTACCCAGCTTAAATCTACCTGTGTCTAACTCAATGCCGGGTTCGCCGTTAAGCAACACAGGGTTAGCTTGCTTCCACTGTGAGATTGAACCTCTTCTAAATTGTATTACTGTGGACATTAAGCACTACCTCCGTCTATGGGCGATATGCCGGCGTAGCTACTGTCTGGAAAACCTCCGTCTATGTTTGGAGCACTGTTAACTCCTGAGAGTTCTTGGGGTGCTCCGCCAATGCCAATAAATAGTTTTTTAGTGTTGGTGGTATACAGCAATTCACCTTCTGCTGGGTCTGAGGGCAGGTCTATTTGTAGACCTCTTCTAATTTGTAATGTCATTGTGTTCTCCTAAACCTTTAAAAGGCTCCCATGTCAAGCGTAAATCTTGGTGGTGCGGTAAAAGTACCAAAATCCAGTGCGCTGCCACCACCACCACCGCCTCCTCCGCCTTCAACTGTAATATTGCCTGAGCCCAGCAGTGAAGCTCCATTTACTGTTTTGATCGTGGTGCCCGACACCAACGCAGGCTGTGCACCAATATCTTGGGCATTTAGTTGCCCATCGGCCAGCGCACCACCATCGGACACTAAGCCGCTTAATATTCTTGATTTTGACATAAGTGTCCTTTGAGTTTTTAAAGTGTAGCCAATTGCTGAGTTGTTTTAGGCATTGTATCATTCAACTCAGTACTGTGCTTAAAGAGCCTGTACCCACTGTGGTACTGTAATCTGTGATACCCATACCTATAATAACACCACCAGATCTACGTGCAGAAATTCCTTGTGTGCTGTTGCTTAGGGTCAAATTGCCGTCACTGATTGAATAGCTGCCTTTGGTAGCCAGTGGAGCATCTGTTGACATAATAAATACTAGTCCCAAGCCTGCTGCCATGCCTACACCGTATATTTTATCGCCAATTACACGAATGTTTGCTATGTTTGATGACGAAGCACTACCAACAAATCTTTGCCATACCAAATTACCACTTAAGTCCATTTTTACTAAAAAACCACGCCCAGAAGATTCTCCTGCAGCATATAAGTGACCGCCACTTAATACTAGTGTTTTAAAACCTGCGCCAGCAAA